TCACTCTTTGGGAAGACGCGATAGAGCTGGACCCGGGGCTGCAAAAGCCCGTGGTCTGTTGGCTTTAGCCTAATCATTTTTTCTAAGGCTTTACGTTTTGTAAATGTGGCAATAATATCATGTACGCTATCGCCAGTTTTTGCTGCCAACGCGTGAAAATTCTTATAGGCACAGTCTTGGTTGAACCCCACCAACACATCGGCATAATCCATCAAAAAACATTGATGGTCAAAGGTTAGTTTGTTTTTTTCTTCGTCGCCTGCCTTGGGAGCAACTTTGCACTTTGCCATTTACTTTACCTCTCTCTCAGCCGATATAAGATAATATTGCCGACAACGGATACGGGATCTGAATTACATCCCCGAGCTTGTTGTGGGATTCTGTTGGTCTCTTATTAAACCATGCTATAACCCACCACAACTGGGCATCATTATAGTGCTGTGCTGCTAACTTCCAATACATGTCGCTTGACTTCCAAACATGAGGTAAGCGTTCGATTACTGCCGAAATCTGCTCCGGGGTTGGGTACCGGAGCTTCGGAGTATCAAACTGAACAATTTTCGAGACCCCTCTCTCGTCCCTATAGTCTGCGTAAAAGCGAGTAGTGTTTGTAAGTTTATTTCTTCCGTCGTATCGTCCCATAATCTTTACGGTAGTCCCATGTCATGTGCAGTGGCTGCTGCAGCGTCAGGATCCGTGGTGTCCACTGCTGCAGGCTCGACCGGAGTTGAACTCGGGCTACTATATGGAAAGCCGGGTTGTGCCATTCCTGCGCCGGTTGCGCCGGGCTGATTTTCTGCCCAGGCTGGTTTGGAGCCCTCTTTCTTCCAACCGAGATCGTGGGTGTGGAGTACTGTAAACTCAGCAGATAGCGTCACTCGCTGTGGGTAAAACTTACCGAAGTCCATGGAGTCCGGATTATCAATGATACCGGACTCAAAATCTGGCTCAAAAGTAAAGCCGCCGATGAAGCCTGTCAAGCCACCGTTGGCGGCGCGGGCTGACTCCGGTCCGTCAGCGCTGTTCTGTGCGAAGTTGCCAAACTTGAATTTAAAAATAGGAGATGAAGCTATTGTGTTGCTGTTGCCGGCTTTTTCATATGTCGGGTAGAGCATTGCCATCAAGGTTTCGCATTTCGCCATATTAAGCTTTGACTCAGCAATGCTTCCTGCAACAACATCCCATTCGATACTGATTGTGCGGGCTGTTCCTTGGAACGCTGGGATAGGATCCATTCGACCATAAACAGTTTCTGTATTCCACTCAGATGCGTACTGATCTGAGAAGCTATTAATCATCCCTTTGAAAGCTACCGAGATCCCACTAGGAACGTGATAGAAGTCGAGAACCATGCCGCGGTGATTGGCGAGCAGGTCAGTTGCATCATTAAAGTGATCGGCTATGTCAATATTAAACTGATCTGCGAACTTCATGTTTTATCCTCCTGTTGGGCGTGATCACGCCGGTGTTCTATAACTAGTTGAGTCAGCAAGAAGTTCTCTTACCAGCCTGAAGTACTGTGACGCTTGTTAATTGCTACATCTACCGCTCTCGCAAACTCGTTGCCATCAACCTCAAGAACAATATCTTGTCCGGACTTGGCGCCCTTCTTGCCAGCGCCGGCGCCCATAGCTTCTTTGATCGCTTGTACCAACGCGTCCTTCTCAGGCTCGCGCATTCTCTGGCTAGCCGTAGCGTAGTCTGCTGCAGCGGAAGCCATCGTCTTAACAGTCTCTATAGCCTCTGGCTTAACCTTCATTGCCACTTTCATCATACCAGTAAAGGAATCAGCAGCGATCGACAATGCGATAGACTTTTCTGCTGGAATCTGCTGAAGTGCCCATGCGATCTGGAGGATACCCCAAGCTAACTGGCTCATGACCTTCCCGACACCGCCTAGTTTTGTAAAAAGAGTTAGACCTTTAAAGATATTTCCGAGGGCTACTGCTTTTTTCTCTGATATTCCCTCGAAGGCTTGTGCGAAAGACTTGAGACCCTTGACGAGGGTACTCATACCCGTGCTGAAGAACGGCAAGCTAGCTGCGATGCCCAGCATGAGGATTCCGAACGCGAAGCCCGGCAGAGCCCAGCCAAGAATCATCAAGCCCATAGCAATAGCTGGTAATATCCCGGCAACCGGGGCGAGGATCGCCAAAGTCTCCGCGAAGGAGCGGAGGGGCTGGTTAAGAATAAGCATACCAACCGAGATCATGAGCGCTCCGAGTAAGAATGGATAGCCTGCGATTGCAAAAGCAATACCAGCAACCAGCAAGCCGGCTCCAAGTTCTGCCAGCATCCAACCCAAACCTGTTAGTTGATTCCAGTCCATTGCCAGCCATGGTAACACGGCGAGTGCTAGCATCATTAATGCAGGTGCCGCATACATGGCACCAGCAAGCAGCATTGGTCCCGAGAACATCAGCCAGAAGCCTGTCCTGAAAAATCCATTTGTCATCTCGTCCAGTGCTGCTCCGAGCCCCTTCATTTTCTCAAAGTCCATACCCATCCATGGCTTAACACCCAACCACAAAAGAAGCAGCGCAGGGGTCGTTAGGAGGGCTCCGATGAGTAGCATGGTGCCGGCGTACATCAGTGGGAAAGCAGCAGCAAGAAGTCCCAAACTAAAGAAGGCTAAAGCGAAAGGAAGAAGGAACATCGTCTCAAGCATTGAGCCGTCGGTAAATGGCTTGAGCCCCTTAGCCAAGACGATTAGACCGGCGCCTAAAATTAGGGCGGCAACTCCGACAAGCGTTGCTCCAATCCCGAAAGGTATTGCGGCATATATTAAGCCAATGCCAAAGACGACCAGCATATAAGTAAGGTGCCCCATTGCCTCAAACATTCCGCGCTTGGTAAAGCCTTCGATGCCAGATGCCAGTATTTTTAACCCAAAGCCTAAGAGGATGGCGGGAATGGCGATCAGCGAGGCGCCGAAGAGGAATGGAATAGCGGCATACATTAGCCCGAGACCGAAGAGAACCAACATGAAAGTCAGCCCGAACATTGCCTGAAACATTCCGCGCTTGGTAAAGCCTTCGATGCCAGATGCCAGTACTTGCAGCCCGAAGCCGAGCAATAGTGCGCCGATGCCCACCAGCGTTCCGCCAAGAATGAATGGGATAGCAGCATACATCAATGCGACTCCGAACGGAATAAGTGCTAGCCCAAGAAGAACCAGATCCATGATCGGGAAGTTCTTGACTCCTTCGCTCAGTAGCTTGAAGCCCTGTCCCAGAAACCAAGCTGCGATACCAAAGACAATAGCGGCGCCGGACAACTGCAATAAGCCGAGAGCGACAGGAGCCATCCACGGTACGACGGGGGCTAAGATGGCAACGAACATAGCGATACCCATTGCCAACATCGGAAGCGCTACCATAGATGCAGCGCCAAAGCCGATCAAGCCAAGCAGTGCCGGCGCGATGGCGTCAGTCATCTCCATCATTGCGATAACTAAGTCTTTAAGCGCCCAAACCAGCATAACAACAGCGATGATGGGAGCAGCAATAGCTATTGCTACGCCAAAAACAGCCAGGGCAATAGCAGTAATCATGGGGATCACCGGGAGCATGGCTGTTGATAGCGCAGTCATCGAGGCAGCTAGTCCAACGGTGGCACCGGTGGCGCCGGCGGCTGCGGTGGCTTCAGTTGTTTCTGCAGCGGCGGCGCCAAAGAAGGCGGCTATTGAGCCAGTCTTCATAAGGTTTACTAACGCGGTCTTCGCCGCCACGATCCCTTGCCAGAATGCCATCACCTTGAGGCGGTGATGCGCGATCATGAAGAGACCCATTAAAGTAATCATCGTTGGGACCAACATGCCGCCCATCATATTGTTTAGATTGATGAAGCCGTTAAGCATGAAGTGGATAGTGTCAACAATCGGAGCGACGGCTATGGCAAAAGATTCCATAATGCGCTTCATCTTATCCATTATGCTTGCGGCTGCTGCAGCGCGCTCGGCTAGCTTCTCCTGTGATTCTGCATTGTCCTCAACCTTTCTCTGTGCCTCGTCATATTCTGACAGGCTTTGTCCAAACAGTTTGCTTGCCGTGGTCATATCTGAAATACCTGCTGCGTTAGCGACAGCTTGTTTCTCAAATTTGCTCATGGCTGACCAACTCTTACCGGACATCTCAACCGACTGAATCAGCATCCGGACTCTTTCTTCTTCTGACGCATTCAGAAGATCCATAGAGTTTAATAATCCTCCGCCCAGGACAGAGTTCAACTGTCCTGCTGCTCTTGCGGCGCCTTCGAAGGTATCCATTTTTGTCGTGATGGCTAGCAAGGCGCTCATCTCGATACCGGTAGCCTTAGCTGCGCCGGCGACCTCTTTGAACACCTCGGTTGCGTCATCACCGTAAGCAACGAACACATCAGCATTTGCTGAGAAGTCTTTCGCGATCTTGCTAGCGCTGACGCCTAAGTCTGCTGCCATTGCTGCGAAGTCTTTCTGAACTTGAGCAGCTTGTTCTGCTGACATACCCAAGGCGCCGTTCAAGATCTCAAAGTTGGCGGCTGTTGTCTGCGCGTCGATGCCCAGACCTTTCAGTTGAGCAGTTGTTTCGACCAAGTGACCCTGAGCTTCTTCTGTCATGTTTGAGAAGTTACTCATGTCGGTGTACAAGGCGCCGACTGCTTCGCCAGCGTCCTCCATGCTCACGTTCCACTCGGCATTGTTCTGCACAGTGTCCATGATCATATCGTTGTACTCGCCAGTACCGTTAGTAAGCTGGTTAACTGACGAGAACGTGGCATCGGCTGAGTACACCATTGCCATTGTCGCTTCTTGGACCTTCATTAATGAAGAGCCCAGCATGTTAGCTGCAGAGAAGTTCGCCTTTAGCTCTGTTACTGTATCGGCTAAATTCTGAGTGAAGTCTCCCTTAAAGAACGCGCCAATAGTTGTGTTCTCCCACGCATCGCTGACACCGGTGAGAGTCTGCGCTGTTGACAGAGCGCCCTTGCTGGCTTTCTTGGCGTATTCAACAGTCTCTTTCTTTTTTTCAAGGATAAGCTTCTGCTTGAGATACTCCTCATCAGACATATCGGTAGTCTTCTTCTTGAGTTCCAGCGCGTCCTCATCAATTTTGATCTGAGCCTGAGCCTGAGCGCGGCGATTATCTGCAAGATTGACCTCGCCTCCGCCGAGTTTTGCCACCTCCTTTAGAAATTTTAGCTGCAGCCCAAGAGCATCAGCCTGCTCACCGGATGCGTTTGCGCTGGCAATTTGCTTGTCCGTCATGCCGCCTAACAGCGCATCTACTTGATCCATCGTCAGCTTAAGCTTCAACGCCATATCCAGCATCGCTTTTAATCCGGCTGGATCTAATTCTGGTTTCTTAGCCATGTATTAAGGGTCTCCTTGGGGGGTGCCGGCTTATTTAAATGGCCAGTCGATGCCAGTACTGCGCTCAAACTTCTGCACTGCTCCGCGTAGCGCGTACTTGCTACGGTAAGTACGGGGATCATCGAGTCCGTATTTTACATAGTCTTTGTAATATCTTTTTTCACCCGCAAGGGTACGGGCAAAGTCTTTAACCTGTCCCTTGTTACCACGAACGACTAGGGGCACCTTGGCGCCGCCGAACATACGCTGCATGATCATCTTAATTCCTCCGCCGAACATTGTTAAAAAACTCTCGTTCATTTCGCCATTCTCGGCAACAGTCAAATCAATAACGATTGGAACTAGGTCACTGTTTTGGTCTTCCATATATAATCCTCCGGTAGATATACTACAATCTTTAACTAAATAGTTTCGTAGAAAAGAAAAAAGACCGGAATTAGATTCCGATCTTTTAAAAAACAAACCGCCTATCGGCTAGGCTTGCTTACACTTGGCATGCTGGGTCTGGATGGAGCGGATCTGGTAGAGCCACCCTTGGACTTATTCATCTGATCTGCTTCTTGTTTAAACTGCTTCTGCAGCCTCTCCATGAACCATGTACGTAGTTTAACTGGGAGGTTATACGCTTCTATGAAGCTCCAGCCTCCATGGTATTTGAGTAGAAAAAACTGCTCATATACCTGTCCCATGTATTCAGGACTTAGGCCAAAAAAAGTCCGCTGTAAACGGCACCTCCATGTCCTGCTCATATCCGCATGACTCACACGCAAAGTGTTGCTTAAGATCGTAGTTTGGCATTAATGCTTGGTATGCTGTGCGCAAGAAGCGCGAATCAGCCGCTGGCATTGCATTCACAAAGCTGTGAATGTGCGCCATGGCTTCGCTGCCGTTCACTGATACAATATAGGTTAGATACTGATCAGTCATATTGGTATCGTGACCAATGATACCAGACTTCTTCTTGTTGTTTTTCATTCCCTCGGCTAGTCTTGTTTCATCGTGACCGTTCATCAGACGAACTTTAACCGTTACTTCCGACTTTGGCAAGAGAATGTCAAAAGTGTCATCCTCGTTCTTAGTCACACGGTTTTCATACTCTTCCGTGTTGTAGTGCTCGGTGTCAAAGCCGACGATTGTACCGCCACTGAGAGTAAAATCATACTCCTGAGTAGTGGCACACGCTGGGCACTGGGTCTTTGTACGATAGTCTTCACCATAGCCCGATATGCGGGCGGCGACGAGAATAGCATTCTTGTCTCCAACCAAAAGGTCTTCGACCTTAACATTTCGTTCGACAATAATGTTTTGTAGAAACCGGTTAATGGCTATCCCCTTCTTTAGAAGAGACTTGGATGTAAGAATATCTTCATCCTTTGCCGTCATGTACTTGATCTCTAGAGTATCCTTTCCGTGCAGCGGGTGACCACTAGCATAGTAAGAGCCGCCGGTGGGCAGCTCTACAAATTCGGTTGGGACTACAAAGTTCATTTGTCCGGATGATTGTTGGGATGGCTGAGATACAGCCGATTGAACTGCAGCGGCGGCGTCGGTGTTCGTACCTTGCTTAGCCCCTGTTCGTTCGTCGTTGTTGCGACCTGACATTATTCCTCCAATGTGGTTTTATTATAATATACTTGTCAGTTATTTTAAAATTATTTATTAAGTTTGTTTTACGGTTTGTCCGTGTGGGCGCCCATGGTACCAGCGGTCATCGTTGCCCAGTCGTACCGAATTTTCACGGTTATCTCACTAAGGTCATCGGACTCGTAATCGAGGTCGCCATGGCTAACCTCTTTGACCCATGCGTTTGTAAGCGTCCATTCTTCAACGGTGTGACCGTTGCCATCCATTTGTGTAATCTTGATCTCGGACATGACTCCGACACTTTTCGCCTTCGTCATGGTCTGTGCTGTTGCATCTTCTAATGTATCGGGGAATTGATACCCAGAGTCTTTCAGGATGCTTGCCATGATCGCTGCCGCGTTAAGGTCGACCGGATCTACTAGTGTAAACTCAATCTCGTTGTACTCAACTCGACCAGGATAATAAAATGAGTGATTAATAAAGCTGTGCTTTACTTCGCTGACCGTAATGGTTGGCTTTGTCACCTTCTTGATAATATATGCGGGAATGGAATGGTCTGGTCCATCGCCGGCTACGCTTAAGAGCCACCTAAATTTTCTTTTCGGTTCGGCTGTGGCGCTATTCCAAAATTCTGCCATGTTTAAAATCCTCCAATGATTTCTTCTTGATACTAGTTTTGTAGTACCGTTATTCTAATAGTAAATAGTAGAACGAACAGGAAAAGTCCTGCCGTTCTATCGTTTTATCTTCTAATCTTCAAACGCGGCGCCTGAGTCTGTAATCACAAAGTCAATAGCAATGAATTCTACTGCCTTGGCTGGCTTCAAATAGATCTTGGCATACATGATGTTCCGATCAATAAGCTCTGCAGTGGTCGTAGTCTCGTCCAAGATGACCTTGAAGTCCATAAGACCCAAACGACCCTTGACGCTAGCTAGGAAGGGGTTCACCTGTCCAGTGAATCGATTCCAAGTTTGCTTAACATTCTGATCAAAGAGCAGAGTAGCTGCCATTCTAGAGATTTCTCTCTTGACGTAAATCATCAGACGACGTACGTTAATTCTGTCCAATGCTGAGGGTGTTACCTGAAGGGTCTTCTGACCAAAGATAACAATGCCTTCTGCGGGGAACTGAGCAACCGGGTTAATGTTTGCCTCGTAAAGATCGTCGCGCTCAGCAGAGGTTAGCCTCTCGCTTACTGCAATGACGGGGAGACCGCCTCGACCTTCTGACAAGCCGCCGCGGGTAAAGCCGGCGGGAGCAAACCAAAGTTCCTGAGTCTTCTGACCGTAGGACATTGCCCCAAGAGCTAGAATAGAGGGCGGAACCCAAACACGCTGGGCGGTTTGTGGGTCAGAAATCTGTACCCATGGGTAGTATGCCGCACCGTAGCTAGAGTTAAGTCCTCTGTTTCGCATTCCATTAATAGTAGTAGTAATGTTTGCGCCGCGGCTTTCTGCAGCAAGGGTGCTCTCTGTCTTAGGAGTGTATGCGTTCGGAAGGTCGATGATTGCCAAGCAATCGCCGCGAGCCTCTGCAGTGTTAATCATATGATTTGTAAGACCCTCATGAGTCAGACCAGGCATAGAGATAAGATCCATGTCCACGACCTCTGGGTCTGCTACCATATCGATAGCTTTCTTGATTGAGTAGTACGCGTAGTTAGTCGTATCCGCTGGAGTAGTGGTGAGAACCACATTACTAAAGGGCTCTGACTGCTTGATATCCACCCCTTCGAATCCGCCATAGAGAGGGACACAGAAGCGGTTTGCATTAGCATCAAGCGGACCCTTGTATGAAGCACTTGCGGCGCTTAGAGAGGTTCCTGCGGTGCGGGAGCCTGCTGCGTAAGTTGTATCAGAAGCCTGACCAGAGTTTGTTGACTTAATATCATCCAGTGTGAAGTAGAAAGATACCTCTGTGTCCGCAGAAGAGTCAGCATCGTAAGAACTCAATCCGTAGGGCAAAGCTGCTACAACATCGCCGTAGCTTTCTTCATGTAAGATTGAAGAATCTTCGCGAGTTGTATCAAGACCCCAGTATGCGTTTCTCGCATCAGATAGTCCGCCCTGTGAGGCAGATGCTCTCAAGTATAATCTTGGGAAAGTGTATGAACCGGTGAATCCGATCTCTCTGTCAGCGGTACCATCTGAGGATCCGCCTTCGGTTCCATCTGCTGCACCCGAGATATGAACCAGAATTTCTCCAGCCGCCATCGAGTTCAGCTCGGTGGAGCCTGAAAGAGTTGCAGTATCGCGACCGAATACGTTATTGTATTCGCCGGTAAGTGCAGCGAGGTTAGCGACCATAGAGACGCCTCCATCGGTACCCACTGTGCCCGGGACAGAACCTGAAGACACTGAGAAACCTATAACCCGTGGTGGACCATAGAATCCGAAAGGAAGTAGAAGCTGATCAACCGTACCGTTCTCGATATCGCTGTTGAGTTCGACTCGAACAAACTTAGACATGTTCGCATGCTCGCCATATTGCCTATGACGCTTCTCTGTGTCACTCCAGACAAGGCGCTGATCACCAATGACTCGTCCAACAAAGTTGGTAGAATATGGGTTCAAGTTACAGCCGGAAAAGCGCTCGACGATCGCGATGGACGCGTCGATGTCGTCAGCCTTACGGAGAACAATATCAAAGGTACCATACTTATCATAATCATTCGAAGAAACCTTAATGTTCTGAATAGCAATCTTAAGATTCTTTTGTTCCCATTCACCGGGTGAAAGAGTGACAAAGCGGAATAACTTTTGCATGTTGGCAGAAGAGTAAGCCGCGGAATCCGTGGTCAAATCCTGACCGAAAACCCAACCCGACTTCGCTTCCTTCGCGCCCATGGTCATAACACCGGGGGTGTTAGATCCAAGCTTAAGAGGAGCGACAAATGCGTAGTACTCTCCGGAGGCGCCATCAGAAATATCGGCTGAGCCGGCAGTCCCATCGTAAGCTGTAGCCCCTTGCCCACACTGTTCGACCAAGTGACGATCGTAAGATTCGCCCAAGAAGTACTTTTTAGTATCGGAAGTGATGGTGCTGTTTAGTAGCATTGGATTCGTGTTGAACACGTTCCTAACATAGTTTGCGGAGGTCCGATCAAAGTTAAACTTAGATTGCTGGAGAACCGTTGAACCGGTCATAACCAAGGCTGTGAACCCACAGTAGTTTGCGTCGGACTTCACCATTACGTTTGAACCAGAAACAGTAACGTTGTCCAGAGTACTACCAGCAGCATAACCCTTAAGGGCAAGCTCACCAGTTGAAAGATACCAGACAGCAGCAAGGGCGCCCTTCTGAGCCGTAGCTCCAGAGCCGGAGTTCGCAACGAACAAGCCGTATGCGCCACCGTCAGTACCGATAGTACCATTTGACCAACCAGCGGAGCCGGCAGTTGTAGCATCTTCGTGCTGTTGCCCGACCAAGCGAATGAAGGTCAGTGCGTTTGTGTTGCGGAGCCATGCCTGTGCAGCATATGCCGCGTAGGTGGGACCGACGTGGTTTCCATCCCGCCAAACGTCAGCGCCTTGGCGACCGCCGATTGGTGAACCAAACACTTCGATAAAATCTGAAAATGAATTGATTTTGGTAGGTCGCATTGCTGGACCTCTCTCAGAGCGTCCAATAATTACTGGACCGATAGGATCTGCGAGTCGTGGTAGTTGAGAATTATCAATCTCATTAATATACACACCCGGTGAAACGAATTTAAACTTAGTTACTGACATTATGCTTGATCTCCTGCATTAATACTTAATCCCTTTCGAAAAGGGTATAGGCGTTTTTCATACAGCCTTCTTTCGTGCTATATTTCAGTAATAAATAGTCATTGGAAACCCCAACGGACACGAAAGAGTAGAAATCTTATCCTCTAACAAAAAAGAGGGGGGTCCGACAAGTCGGACCCCCCAGGGGGCGCATAGGAAAAATCCTATACTAACAGTTTACTGTTTATTTCAAGTAGCGAACCTGTGCGACATCATCAGCATCAAGAGCAAGCTCCGCATGGAAGACAAGAGACGTACCACTAAGGGTGTAATCACCCGCAGTCAAGTCGGCGCCCTTTTGTAGCAACTGACCGTTCAGGAAAACCTGCTCGGAGTTAGCAACCGGGGCGGTCGTCAGAACGAAGGTCTGTGTGGCACTGGTATAACCAGCAGCACTAGAACCAACGTAAGTTTCGCGAGCGAAATCAATCGCCATCACACCGCTTGCAGCGATGAGACCAGCACCCGCTAATTCAGTAGCAACATCGTCATGGACCATGCCAGTTTGAATAGCGTTAGCAGCGATCGTAAGAACACCTGCAGCCAATGTAGCGTCACCGCTCATTGAAACATATGTGATGTCAGTACCATCAGACTGAAGGAACTGATGAGCAGAACCAGCAGCAAGAGTTGCAGGATCTCCACCGTTGTCACCAATGATGACAGAACCGCGAGCGATTCCAGCCATCTTAGCTATGGTGACAGCGTTATCAGCAATTGTAATTACACCAGCCGCTAAAGTAGCATCGCCACTCATTGCGACATATGCCGTATCAGTACCATCAGATTGAAGGAACTGATGAGCAGCGCCATTCGCAAGAGTTGCAGGATTTCCACCAGAGTCACCAATGAGGATAGAACCGCGAGCGATTCCAGCCATCTTAGCTAGGGTGACTTGGTTGTCTCCGAGGTGAATCTCGTCAATAGAGCCATCGACATACTGATCAGAATCAAC